GGAACACCGGTCAATCTGGTGGTCACCGATCCGCCATATAATGTCAACTACGAAGGCCGGGCCGGAAAAATCAAGAATGACCATCTGCAGGACGACAAATTCTACCAATTCTTATATGATGCGTTTACCTGCATGCACACCGTCATGGCAGACGATGCCAGCATCTATGTGTTCCACGCCGACACCGAGGGACTTAACTTCAGGAAAGCCTTCTCGGATGCCGGTTTTTATTTATCCGGCTGCTGCATCTGGATGAAACAGTCGCTGGTGCTGGGACGCTCTCCCTATCAGTGGCAGCACGAGCCGGTGCTCTACGGCTGGAAGAAGAAAGGAAAGCACGAGTGGTACACCGGACGGAAGGAATCTACTATATGGCAGTTCGATAAGCCGAAGAAGAATACGGACCATCCCACCATGAAACCAATACCGCTTTTAGCCTATCCCCTCCTAAATTCCAGCATGACCGGCTGCACTGTGCTGGATCCGTTCGGCGGCAGCGGCTCAACGCTGCTGGCCTGCGAACAGACGAAGCGACGCTGCTATATGGTGGAGCTGGATGAAAAGTTCTGTGATGTGATCGTGAAACGTTACATTGAGCAGGTCGGCTCGAGCGAACAGGTAACCGTGACACGGAACGGGAAAACGTATACCTATACTGAAATGGAGGCAACATAATGCGTGTATTTATCAACCCCGGGCATGACCGGGAACGGGACAGCGGTGCGGTGAACCCAAACACCGGACTGCGGGAATGTGATGTGGCTGCTACGATTGGCAGTCTCGTCCAAACATATTTGGAGACGGCAGGCTGCGAGGTGCAGCTCCTGCAAAGTGATAATCTGGCTGGGGAAACACCGGATCTGCCCTGTGTGGTGGATACAGCAAATACATGGCCTGCTGATGTATTCGTCAGTTTGCATTGCAATGCCGACAGCGGCTGCGCCAGCGGTACAGAAACGCTTATCTATGCCAACAACAGCGGTTCGTCCCCGCAGCTTGCCGCCTGCATTCAGTCGCAGATTGTGCAGAGCCTCGGCACAGTGGATCGTGGTCTGAAGGAACGGCCCAACCTCATCGTGCTGAAGGACACCACGATGCCCGCCGTTCTGGTGGAAACAGCTTTTATTGATAATGACAATGATGCCGCGCTGCTTACGAATAACGCGGATGATTTCGCCCGGGCCATTGCCCGCGGCATAACAGATTTTGAAGGGAGATAGAAAAAATGGATATTGAAACGATTAAAAATGAAATTAAGGAACATATTTTGGATTCGGTGCAGGAGGATGCCAAGAACGCCACTATTTCCTGGCTCCATACAACGGTGCTTCCGGCAGTAAAGGAAGTAGCAGATGCCTACACAGCTGCGTTGCAGGCATCCGCTGACAAGGAAACCGGTTGGAACAAGTTCCGCGACCAATGCTTTCTGCCGACGCTGATTGATGGCGGCCTGTGGCTGACCGGAAAGCTGCTCGGCAAAATGGCGACAGTACAAGAATAGTACGTGTAATTTATGGTACAAACCCCTTGCTATAGTTGCCGGTTAGAGTGATATATGTACATGACAAAAAAATGAAAGGGGTTTACTACCATGAAGATTATGTACCATGCACAAGGAAAAACACGCAAGGAACTGGCCGATGCCATCAGCACTATTACCGGAGCTGCCAAAGTGTATAAGGGGATTCCCAGCTATGCCTACAAAATTGACTGCTTTACAGTCGACCGCGATGGCAATCTTAATTTTGATGACAGTACAGAAGTTAAGGATTTGCTCAAGAAACTCGACAGCATGGGATTCCATGCACAAACACCAACAGAAAAAGGACCTGACGATTCGGCATCTAAGCAGGAGAATATAGACGACTTGGTGATTGCCATGCCGCGCTCCTTCTTCACCGATACGGCACTGGAAAATCTCAAGAAGCTGATCCAGGCAAAAAGCAATTTAATGTTAAAAGTTTTCCAAACTGATGTGCTGCGCATGCAGGTAACGGAGGATAAAGTGTTATTCCCCTGGTTCACCGGCTGCATGGATGCCGATACGGTCAAAGCCTATACCCATTTCATTACGGCACTCTGCCATCTGGCAAAAAAGCAGAAACGGGTGCTGGCAACGGAACACCCATCAATCAACGAGAAATACGACTTCCGCTGCTTTCTGCTCCGGCTTGGCTTTATCGGCAAAGAATACAAGGACGAACGGAAGCTGCTCCTGCAGCACCTTTCCGGTTCCTCGGCCTTTAAAAACGGCAGAAAGGAACACCATGATGAGATATCCGAATAAGAAACGGCTGGAGCAACTGCGCAGCACATATCCCGCCGGGACGCGGATTGTACTGGTGCAAATGGACGACGCCCAGGCTCCGCCGAATGGCACAAAGGGAACGGTTGTCGGTGTGGATGACACCGGCAGTCTGCTGGTGCAGTGGGACAATGGTTCCGGTCTCAACGTGATTGATGGTGTCGACATGGTGCGGAAAATGGAAAAAGTTTAAAAGTTTCACACTGTATCCGGTTGAAATGACTTGCTATTATTCCGTTTTAGAGTGATATATGTACATGTAAAGGGAAACACACAACCGAAACGGAGGCAGAAACCATGTGGAACAAAGGCATATTGCATATCAAAAATCATACCATTCACTACTGGGTCAAACACTATGAAGAAGGCAGCCAGTATGGAATCGAGGATGAAGGCCGGATTTCGAAGCTCATGCTGAAGGAAAACGGCAAAATCATCGCCAACTATGACAGAGGCTGGGACATAGAACCGGAAACGGAAGAAGCGCAGCTTGCCTACATGATGCTGGTACAGAAATACAACTAAAAAGTGAATATTCCGGGAGCAGGAGCCATACGGCTCTTTCTCTCGTACTAATTCTATAGGATCGCATGTCGAATATATCGGCTGGCGGTCTTTTTTGTTGCAGCAAAGGAAGTGATGCTGTTTGCGAACGCTGAAACGCTATCGATCCACGAAATTTAAGGCCAAGGATTCCAAATACAACAAGACCATGGCGGATTATGCCGTGTCCTTTATCGAATGCCTCTGCCATACCAAAGGAACCTGGGCCGGAAAACCGTTCGAACTGATCGACTGGCAGGAGCAGATTATCCGCGATGTGTTCGGCATCTTAAAACCGAACGGCTACCGGCAGTTTAATACTGCCTACATCGAAATTCCCAAGAAGCAGGGCAAGTCGGAACTGGCGGCAGCGGTAGCACTCCTCTTGTGCTGCGGCGACGGGGAACAACGTGCCGAGGTGTATGGTTGTGCCGCCGACCGTCAGCAGGCATCCATTGTCTTTGAAGTAGCCGCAGATATGGTGCGGATGTGTCCGGCCTTATCCAAGCGGGTGAAGCTCCTGGCTTCGCAGAAGCGGATCATCTACCTTCCCACGCACAGCTTTTATCAGGTGCTCTCTGCCGATGCCTATAGCAAGCACGGTTTTAACGTAAGCGGTGTGATTTTCGATGAACTGCACACGCAGCCGAACCGGAAGTTGTTTGATGTCATGACCAAAGGCTCCGGCGATGCCCGGACGCAGCCACTGTATTTTCTCATCACGACAGCCGGAACGGACACCCATTCCATCTGCTATGAAACCCATCAGAAGGCACTGGATATTATCGCAGGCCGGAAGATCGACGCCACCTTCTACCCTGTGATATACGGTGCCAAGGATACCGACGACTGGACGGATGTCAAGGTGTGGAAGAAAACCAATCCCTCGCTTGGCATTACGGTCGGCATGGACAAGGTCAAGGCAGCCTGTGAGTCTGCCAGGCAGAATCCTGCCGAAGAAAATGCATTTAGACAATTGCGCCTGAACCAATGGGTCAAGCAGGCGATCCGCTGGATGCCGATGGACAAGTGGGATGCCTGTGCGCTTCCCGTACAGCCGGATGAGTTAAAAGGCCGCGTCTGTTACGGTGGACTGGACTTATCCTCCACCACGGATATTACGGCATTCGTGCTGGTGTTTCCGCCGCGGGATGAAGCAGACAACTATGTTGTGCTGCCCTACTTCTGGATACCGGAAGAAAACGTATCGCTGCGTGTCCGGCGGGATCATGTCCCCTATGACGTATGGCAGAAACAGGGATTCCTGCACACGACGGAAGGAAACGTCGTCCATTACGGCTACATCGAAAAGTTTATCGAAACCATGGGCGAGCAGTACAACATCCGTGAAATCGCCTTCGACCGTTGGGGTGCCGTGCAGATGGTGCAAAACCTCGAGGGTATGGGATTTACCGTTGTACCCTTCGGGCAGGGGTTCAAGGATATGAGTCCTCCAACCAAGGAATTGATGAAGCTGACGCTGGAAAAGAAAATTGCTCACGGCGGGCAGCCGGTACTGCGATGGATGATGGACAATATCTTCATCAAATCCGATCCGGCGGGCAATATCAAGCCAGACAAAGAAAAATCCACAGAGAAGATAGACGGTGTAGTAGCTACAATAATGGCGCTAGACCGTGCGATCCGCTGTGGAAATGATACGAGTGAAAGTGTGTATGACAGACGTGGATTATTACTTTTATAGTAAAAGTTAGCTTTTTAGCCAAGCATCGTTGAAGCGATCCCTGAATTCTTCTAAAACATCTTCAAAACGAGTGAAGTGTTCTGCCTTTAGTTTTTTTGAAAAGCCTATTGCGTTGTCTGTTGCAAGGGCCGACCAGAAATATTGAACCATTTTTTCAGCACTCAACCTGTTCATTCTTGCAATAGTAATATTGACACCACTTTTTGCACTTCTAGTGGCGGATTTTGAATTTAATATAGGATCAAATACTTTATCATGTAAAAAAATCATCAATTCTTGTTCTTTAGTCATTTTTAGTATCCCCCTTATTTGATTTCAACAATAGTAAAAAAACTAATGGATTTCTTCAATTCGGCTGACAATGTGCATTGTAGCATCCCCGGTTTGTTCATAACAGGACGAGGACGAGAAATATTTTGCACCAAGTGTTTTGGGAAGATCCTTTTGTTTCGTAGGCTCAAATCCAAATGGCGCTAGTATCGTCTTAAGCATACGTCCGATAACAGTCCGTGTGAACTTGTCATTCAAGTCAATAGTAGGGTTAGCCTTATTGTCCATCAAGTGTTCAATTGGCAAGGCGCATGCAGTGAAGGCAGGTTGATTGTGTTGGCATGCTGCAATCGTGTTAATGATCGTTGTGTCCTCATTGAGCAGATCAAAGATTGCTATTGCGTCCGTATTCCCCTTAAATTTACTGCAGTTTGGGTTTTGAGTAAGAAAATCATCATATTTTGCTTTTGACATTATGAATCCCCCTTCTTGAACTAGTTAATTCACGCACGTATATTTACATGCTTTGTTTCACATATGTAATATAACATACGTGAAACAAATTGTCTAGTGGAAAGGATAAAATTTTATGGAATTTTTTAGTAAACTTTTTCGTTCACGCGACAAGCCGAAGAACTACCTGTCTACGGCCTTTACGTTCCTGTTCGGCCCGACCTCCTCCGGCAACGTGGTGACGGAACGGACGGCCATGCAGACAACGGCAGTCTATGCCTGCGTCCGGGTGTTGTCCGAGGCCGTTGCCGGACTGCCGCTTAATCTGTACCGCTATACACCGGATGGCGGCAAGGAGAAAGCCATCAATCATCCGCTGTATAGGTTGCTCCATGATGCCCCCAATCCGGAAATGACGAGCTTCATCTTTCGGGAAACGCTCATGAGTCATCTGCTGTTATGGGGCAATGCGTATGCACAGGTTATCCGGAACGGCACCGGGCAGCCGATTGCACTGTACCCGCTGCTGCCCAGCAAGATGGATGTCAGCCGTGCCGCAAACGGTCAGCTTATCTACACCTACTCCAAGGATTCGGACGAGTTCGGTGCGGATAACCGCTGCCAGCAGATTGTCTTGTCGCAGGATGAGGTGCTGCATGTTCCGGGACTGGGGTTTGACGGACTGATCGGTTACAGTCCGATTGCCATGGCCAAGAACGCCATTGGCATGTCGCTGGCAGCCGAGCAGTACGGCGCGTTATTCTTCGCCAACGGTGCTACACCGGGTGGCATTTTAGAGCATCCCGGTATCGTGAAGGATCCGGTCAAGCTGCGGGAAAGCTGGCATGCCCAATTTTCCGGCACGAACCGGCACAATGTGGCCGTGTTGGAGGAAGGCATGACCTTTCAGCAGCTATCCATTCCGCCGGATCAGGCGCAGTTCCTTGAGACGCGGAAGTTCCAGATCGACGAGATCGCCCGTATTTTCCGGGTGCCGCCGCATATGGTCGGAGATCTGGAAAAGTCCACCTTCTCCAATATCGAGCAGCAGTCGCTGGAATTTGTCAAATACACCTTGAATCCCTGGTGCGTCCGCTGGGAACAGGCCATGAACCAGCAGTTGGTACTGCCGTCGGAGCGCTCGCAGGTCTTTACAAAGTTTAATGTGGACGGTCTGCTGCGCGGCGACTATCAGAGCCGCATGAACGGGTATGCCATCGGCAGGCAGAACGGCTGGCTCTCCGCCAACGACATCCGGGAGCTTGAGGATATGAACTGCATCCCTGCCGAACAGGGCGGCGATACGTATCTGGTCAACGGTAATATGCTGCCGCTGGATCAGGCAGGAAAATTTTATACCGAAAGCGAGGGAAAAAACAAATGAAGAAATTCTGGAACTGGAATACCGACAATGATGCCGGACGCATCCTTACCATTGACGGTACCATTGCCGAGGAAAGCTGGTTTGATGACGAAATAACGCCGAAACTGTTTAAAAACGAACTGGCATCCGGACAGGGCAATGTCACCTTGTGGCTGAACTCACCCGGCGGCGACTGCGTAGCGGCCAGCCAAATCTATGCCATGCTGATGGATTATGCCGGGCAGGTCCATGTCAATATCGACGGGATTGCGGCTTCGGCTGCCTCCGTGATTGCCATGGCAGGTACGAGCGTCAATATGGCACCGACCGCACTGATGATGATTCACAATCCGTTCACGATCGCCATGGGCGACACCGATGAAATGGAACGGGCCATTTCCATGTTATCCGAGGTCAAGGAATCCATTATCAATGCGTATGAATTAAAGACCGGGCTCTCCCGCACCCAATTATCCCATCTGATGGATGCCGAGACCTGGATGAATGCAGGAAAAGCAATCGAACTCGGTTTTGCCGACAGTATCTTAACAGATAGTGATAGTAAACAGATGCAGGATACTGTCAGTATGGGAAGCTATTCTTTTTCCCGGCGGCAGGTCACCAATGCATTATTGAATAAGGCCATCGCCAAGCAGACCAAGCCAACACCAGCAGCAAACAAAACAACTATATCCGTAGCGTCGCTGCAGCAGCGGCTGTCGCTCTTAACACATTAAATGGAGGTACCAATATGAGTAAACTATTAGAACTGCAGGAAAAACGTGCTACTATCTGGGAGCAGGCCAAGGCCTTCCTGGATGAAAAGCAGGCAGCCGGTGATACGCTTTCCACCGAGGATGCCGCCACCTATGACAAGATGGAAGCCGATGTCATGGCACTGGGCAAGGAAATCGACCGACTGAAGACGCAGGCTGCCATCGATCTTGAATTAAGCAAACCGACCTCGAGTGCTATCGTCAATCAACCTGCAAAACAGGATGTAACTAAGCATGGCAGGTTCAGCGATGCCTATGCCCCCGCCTTTTGGGACAGCATGCGCGGCAAGTCCCGTCCGGAAATCCGCAACACCTTAAAGGAAGGGGCCGATCCACAGGGCGGCTACCTGGTACCGGACGAGTTCGAACGGACGCTGATTCAGATGCTGGCTGAGGAAAATGTGCTGCGCTCCCTGTCCCATGTGATCCAGACCGCCAGCGGCGATCATAAGATTCCGGTCATTGCCAGCGAGGGAACCGCCGCATGGACGGATGAAGAAGCCGCCTACACGGAAAGCAACACCACCTTCGGTCAGGTGTCCATCGGGGCGCATAAACTGGGTACGCTCGTCAAGGTATCCGAAGAACTGTTGAACGATTCAGCCTTCGACCTGGAAGGATATATGGCGCAGGAATTCGCCCGCAGGCTGGGCAATGCCGAAGAAGAAGCCTTCCTTACCGGCACCGGAACGGATCGTCCGTCCGGCATCCTCGTTGATGCCGCCGGTGCTTCGGATGGCTCGACTGCCGCCTCTGCTACGGCGATTACCTTTGACGATTTGATTGAGTTGTACTATTCGCTCCGCGAACCGTACCGCAAGTCGGCTACATTGCTGCTGCATGAAAGCACCGTAAAGGCCATCCGGAAGCTGAAAGATACGCAGGGCCAGTATATCTGGCAGCCTTCCGTCAGTGCCGATGTACCGGATAAAATTCTGAACTGCCCGGTCGTTACCAGCCGGTATATGCCGCAGATGGCAGCTGATGCCAAGACGGTGCTGTTCGGGGACTTCTCCTACTACTGGATTGCCGACAGGCAGGGCCGCACCTTTAAGCGTTTGAACGAATTATACGCGGTTACCGGTCAGGTCGGCTTTCTCGGCTCCCAGCGTGTCGATGCCAAGATTGTTTTGCCGGAAGCCATCAAAACGCTCAAGCAGGCCAGCAAATAACAGAAGGAAGGTGACAGCATGGCAGTAACACGGGATGAAGCTAAATTATATCTGCGTATTGATAATGATGTGGAGGATGCTTTGATCGACAGTCTGATTCAGTCCTCCACGACGACGGTGGAAAATGTACTGCGCCATCCGTTAAGCGACTACACGACACTGCCGGAGGACATCAAGACGGCCATCCTGTATGGCGTGGCCTATCTGTACGAGAACCGGGATACGGCGGACTTCGATGCCATGATCAAGCTCATGCGGGCCATGCTGTTTTCCTACCGGGATGAGGTGTTCTGATGGATATCGGGGAAATGAAGCAGCGGATCGAGTTCGTGGTGGAGGAAAATGTCTCCGACGGGCAGGGCGGCTATGACACCACCTTGGTCAGCAAGGGCAGTACCTGGGCCAAGGTGACTAATATCCACGGTGGAGAGTATTTCTTCGCCGCAGCCGTGCACCTGGAAAAGGATGTATCATTTGTTATCCGGTACCGCTCGGATATTACGGAAACATGGTTCATCAAGTTCCGCGGGCAGAAATACAACATCCAGTTTATCGATAATGTAAAATACGGGGACCAGTATCTGGAAATCAAGGCTACCCTGGCGGGGTGATGAGAATGACATGGAATGAAATACGAATCGGGTGTGCGGCGATCGGTGCCTGGCTGGGTTGGTTCATCGGCGGCTTTGACAATCTGCTCTATGCCCTGCTGACGTTTGTCTGCATGGATTATGTCACTGGCGTGTTATGCGCCTGCAGGGAACGGCGGCTATCCAGTGAGATTGGCTTTATAGGAATCTGCCGGAAGGTGCTTCTTTTTGTACTCGTCGGTGTCGCTCATACGTTGGATGCGACGATGCTCGGCTCCGGAAGTGCCTTACGGACAGCCACCATCTTGTTCTATCTATCCAATGAAGGACTTTCTATTGTGGAAAATGCCGCACGGATGGGACTTCCCATACCGGACCGGCTGCAGGAAGCATTGAAGCATCTGCGAAAATAAGAATATCTACCATGGACCTGCTAGAGTCTCTCATCACTCTGGCAGGTCTTTTTTTTATGTCTTGGGTTCGAATAGCAGCTTGTTTGATCGACTACAGATATAAAGGCTAACAAAATAGGTTTACTTTCCCCTATTTCATGGCCTATCTGTAAGGAGATGATTTGCTATGAACGACAGCCATACACTCGAAGCAGGCGAGATACAAGCTGAATCAAAGTCAATATCGCAGGAACAACTGCAGCACGAAGTCGATTATATCCGTGCCCAACACATACTGCAGTCCCTATTCCATAAAGGCCTGCTTTCTACCGATGAATTTTCCAAAATAACGGCAGTAAACCGAAAAACATTTTCACCGGTATTAGCGGCCATATTGCCCTCTATTCCTTGATATATCCGGCATATAGAGGTACTATGTCACACTACAAGGAGGTGAAAATCCATGAAAACGGTGACAAAAATCGGAGGCCAGCTTGTATTTCCTACGCAAAAACATAAGCTGCGGGTAGCAGCCTATTGCCGGGTATCCACTGATAGTGAGGAGCAATTAGTCAGCCTTGCCACACAACGAAAGCACTATGAAGCCTACATTACGGCAAATCCGGACTGGGAGTTTGCCGGTATTTATTATGATGAAGGTATTACCGGCACGAAAAAAGAAAAGCGCCCAGCCCTACTCCACCTGATAGACGATTGCGAACATAAAAAAATAGACTTCATTGTGACAAAGTCTATCAGCCGATTTGCCCGCAATACCACCGATTGTCTGGAACTGGTACGTAAATTACTGGAGCTTACCGTTTATATTTATTTTGAAAAGGAAAACCTAAATACCGGATCGATGGAAAGCGAGCTCATGCTATCGATTCTAAGCGGCCTAGCGGAAAATGAATCGGTATCGATTGCCGAAAACAGCACCTGGTCCATACAGCGTCGTTTCCAAAATGGCACCTTTAAACTTGCTTACGCCCCATATGGGTATGATGTAATAGAGGGAAAATTGGTGCTGCAGCCTGAACAGGCTACGATTGTAAAAGCTATGTTTGATCAAACACTCGCCGGTATTGGCACGGATGCCATTGCCAAGGAATTAAATGCAAAGGAAATTCCGGCTAAACGCGGTACCCATTGGACTTCAACAACCATTCGTGGCATATTGAAAAATGAGAATTACACTGGGGATGCTATTTTCCAGAAAACCTATACCGATTCACATTTTAATCGTCATCATAACCATGGTGAGAAAGATAAATACCGGGTGAAACACCACCATGAAGCTATCATCACCAAGGACATATTTGAAGCGGCCCAGCAGGTCATCCGGCAGCGTGGCAAAGAAAAAGGTGCGCTGCCACAGAATAAAAAGTATCAGAACCGTTATCCATTTTCCGGTATCATTCGATGCCAACAATGTGGCGCCACCTTCAAACGGCGGATCCAAGGCGGTCGCAATTCCTATGTAGCTTGGTGCTGCGCCACCCATGTAGCAGATGCCACAAAATGTTCGTTAAAATACATCAAAGAAACGGCACTGGAATATGCTTTTGTTACGATGATGAATAAGCTCATCTTTGGTCATGCCTTTGTTTTAAAACCGCTTCTTGCTAGTTTGCGTACCCTCCATTCGGACGACAGCATCACCGTCATTCAAGATCTAGACACAAAGCTGGCGGAAAATGCCGAGCATCAAAAAACACTGGCGTACCTGCTGGCGAAAAAATATCTAGAGCCTGCGATGTACCAGAAAGGAAATAACGAACTGCTGCAGGAAGCTGAACAATGGCAGCATCAAAAGGATTCCCTTATGGATTTTTTGAGTGACGATAATAAAACAGTACACGAAACGAGAAAATTACTACAGTATACTTGTAAGGCGAAAATGCTAACGGGCTTTGATGGGGCAATATTCCAGCAATTTGTAGAACAAATTCTGGTCTACTCTCGAACAGAAATCGGCTTTAAGTTAAAATGCGGCATTACGCTACGGGAAAGGCTGGTATAAGTGATGAGCCATACACCGTTTGGGTACCGGATTAAAAATGGCAAAGCAATAGTGGATGTGGAGGAAGCCAAAAAAATACGAGTGCTGTTCCAAACCTATCTTGCCGGAGCTGCACTGACTACGGCAGCGAAAGAAGCAACAATTCACGTTTCCCACAGTGGCATCCGCCATATCCTGCAAACGACGCACTATATCGGGGATGATTATTATCCGGCCATTATTGATGCCGATACGTTTACTGCTGCACAAAAGGAAATCACCCGCCGGGCCAAAAAGCTGGGACGTATCCGGGAACCTAAAAAGGTATCCCCGGTCCTATACCCCACCACCTTCTCCCTTGCAGAAAAAACGCAGACCTATACTGATCCGTTTCAGCAAGCCGAATATGCATACAGTTTAATAGAAAGTGAGGAATCCATACATGGAATTACAGACGCGGAATGTCACAATCATTCCGGCACGAACCTATCTACACCGAAGCCATACTGAAGAAAAGCCAAAATGCCGTGTGGCTGCTTATTGCCGGGTTTCTACCGACAGTGACGAGCAGGCCACCAGTTATGAAACACAAATTGAACACTACACCACCTACATCCACAATCACCCAGATTGGAAACTGGCCGGAATCTATGCTGATGATGGGATATCCGGTACCAATACTAAAAAGCGGGATGAATTCAACCGCATGATCGAAGATTGCATGGCAGGTACGATTGATATGATTATTACCAAATCCATCAGCCGGTTTGCCCGGAACACGCTGGACTGCCTAAAATATATCCGGCAGTTAAAGGACAAACACATTCCCGTCTTTTTCGAAAAAGAAAATATTAATACGATGGACTCTAAAGGCGAAGTGCTGCTTACTATTATGGCATCCCTAGCCCAACAGGAAAGCCAGTCTCTCAGCCAGAATGTGAAGCTGGGCCTGCAGTACCGCTACCAACGGGGCGAAGTACAAATCAACTGCAATCATTTTCTCGGGTATGCCAAGGATGAAAATAAACGCATGGTCGTAGTTCCGGAGGAAGCAGAAATTGTAAAACGCATTTACCGGGAATACCTTGAAGGTGCCAGTATGTTAAAAATCGCCCGCAACTTAACAGCGGACGGTTTAAAAAATGGTGCTGGCCACACCAAATGGCGGGACAGTAATATCAGACAGATTTTGCAGAATGAAAAATATATGGGTGATGCCCTCTTGCAGAAAACCTATACGGTGGATTTTCTTACCAAAAAGCGCGTCAAGAATACTGGCATCATGCCACAGTATTATGTAAAAGATAACCATGAAGCCATTATCCCTCGCGACATATTCCTGCAGGTGCAGGAAGAAATGGTACGGCGAAGTTCTATTCACTTGAAAAACGGGAGGAAGTTGACCTATAGCAGCAACCATTGTTTTTCCCAGCGGATACGCTGCGGTAAATGCGGCGAGATATTCCGCCGGATACACTGGAACAACCGAGGGAAAAAATCCATTGTTTGGCGCTGCGTCAATCGAGTAGACCATACAGGTAAATGCGATGCCCGCACTATATCTGAGCCAGCACTCGAGCAGGTCTGCCTAATAGCAATCAATCAAATACTATGCGGGAAGAAAGATTTTCTTGCCATGCTGCAGCATAACATCGAAACCGTTCTCAGTCATGGCAATGATGAAACACTGGCAGCTATCGATACCCGGTTGGAAGAACTGCAGACACAGCTTGTAAAGCTGGCAAGTTCCAAGGCTGGCTACGACGATGTTGCAGAAGAAATCTACCACCTGCGCGAACAAAAACAGCAAGCGCTGGCGAAAAATGCCAATCAGGATGAAATCCGTAGCCGCATAGAGGACATGGCTGCCTTCCTAAAAACACAATCCACTGCCATTACCCAGTTTGATGAGCACCTTGTCCGGCAGCTAATTGAAACCATTACGGTGTTTGAGGATAGCTGTACCGTAGAATTCAAATCGGGTGTGACAGTGGATGTGGAGAAATAA